GCCAAGTCCTTCGAGGACTGCTTAAGGCATCACAATCTAGTTGAAATCGCCCCTATTTTTAGAGAGATTCTAGACAACCCAGAGATTATAGGTTTAGACAAGGATTTTTTGAAAAGCAAATCTGAGCCGCACAGGGAATCTCTGATACTAGGAGAGTACCTACTTAAATTATCAGTGCATCTAGGAACACTTTCTTCATACTATCTAAAGCACGGTCAGTGGTCTTATGAAACGCCTGACTGGTTTGATCAAAGACATCATACGCTAGATTTGAAGACACAAAACAAAAACTCTTGGCTGGAATCAATAGCTTCAGTACTTAGAGTTCTACCGGAAAACGGGAAATTGTTGGATTACTGCGCTGGAGATGCATATTTAGACTATGAGTATTTCAGACACATGGCCAGTGAGATAACTTGTGTTGATATAGACGATTCTAATGAGTATAAAAATTATCTTATAAAGAAAAATTCCAGTGTACCAAATATTGAATATATCTATGAAAATATTCTTACTCATGATGCTAAAAATGACTACTATGATGTAGTTCTAATGAGAGGATCAATAGAACACTTCTCTAAGGAAAATCAGAAATTGCTGTTTGAAAAAATCAAACGGTCCTTAAAAGAAAATGGGTGGTTTTGTGGAGACACTCCCGCTTCTTTAAGCGATGAAAGCAATATGCACTCTGCTCATGAATACGAATGGAGGAATGAGCATGAAGCCAAAGAATTATTATCGGAACACTTCGGTGAGGTTCATACTTATTCCGTATATTGTAATATAGACCCCAGAACTACAATTTTCTGGAGATGCAGATAGACTCAAGTCACGGCGATCTTGTTCCGAGTCCTGCCGAGAGTACTTACAGTGAGACAACTCCTACTATGGGAAGAAGAAGAATCCGAGGTATATGAATTTTTAGTATTAGTTGAAAAAATACAAGATTTTTCTGGTAAAATATCAACCGCTGTTAGTGATGCGGTTTATGAATCAAAGTTTGGAGTAGACAGTATAGAGGACTTAGACTCACTTGGAAAAACTATAATAGGTGCGAGAGTAGAACATCACATAAGAAATCAACTCTCAGCCCTTCAGGGGACAACTTGTGATTGTTTATTGAATGGTCTAGAATTTGACATAAAAACTACTGTTCGAAAAAATTGGCAAATTTCCCCAAAGCAGGTGAGAAATAAATCTACCCTTCTTCTTCTAAAAATAAACGATATAAATTTTTCTTGTGGTGTAATAAAAGTAAAAGAACAGTTTCTGAACGAAGGAAGAAACAGGGACCAAAAAAGGACACTAAGCGAATATGGTAGAAATAACATAGACTGGCTTATAGGGGGCTTTAAATATGAGAGACACAAGTAAGAGATTAATAGTGGATTGTGATGGTGTCATAGCTGATAAAGGTAATGGTGGAGAATACGCTAAAGCAGAACCTCTACCACACGGCATAGAACAAGTTAACAAATTATACGATATGGGTTACGAGATTGTATTGTATACTGCTAGATATGGGGATAGAGAACATGGAAATATTAATAGACAATATGAGAGAGGCTACGTTGAGTGGATGAAGTGGCTAGATGACAACGGAGTTAGATATACATACGCATGGATGGGTAAACCAGCGGGAGCAATCTATATAGACGACAAGGCTGCTAGAGTTAGAGGTGACAATAAGGACGGATGGGGTGAAGTTTGGAAAGAAGTAGACGCATTAAAAGATAAAGACAGGTATGGCAATCCGATAGTAGACATTCCAGAACGGGAGTGACAAATAATGGCGGACTGCGAAGTTGTTAACCTTTTAGTTGATAACGCCGTCGAACGTGAATATATGACGGAGTGCGTTAATCTATTGTCTAGGATGTTAAAAGGGAACTTGAAAGTAGTTCTTAAGCATCATTTTCAAAAACTTCCTAGACCAGATAGAAAACGTATAGTACTGATTGACATATCCGATGAGGCACACAGTGTTCCTCAAGAAATTAACAGGCCCGATGTGTTGATTATATTCCAACCGTACTATATGTTAAATATGTGGGAAGAGCCTTTACACAACCCTAAAGTCAAGCCATTACCGTTAGGTGTTACAAACGGGTTTAATCCTAAAGCTATACCAATAAAGGACAGAGAGTATGATTTTTGTTTTTTGGGACAAATCCCAGAAACAGGATCAAGACACAACTTCAAGATACATCTAGACAAACTTGTTGATAAAAAGAGGTATAACGGATTTGTAAAATATACGGAATCATTTAATACAGGATTATGTAAAAAGGATTATTCAAATATCATGTCTAATTCTAAAGTTTCTTTATGTCCGCCGGGTGCGATAAGTAAAGAATCATTCAGAGTATTTGAATCAATAAAATCTGGATGCATGTTAGTATTGAGATCGCTTCCGAAACTATGGTTCTATGAGAGGTCTATATTTTTCCCAACGGCTTGGCAGCATTTAGAGAGCGCGCTAGACTTTGTGTTTAGTTTGGGAGATGAAAAACTTCAAGGGATGCAAGATGCTTCTACCTCATATTATGAAGATCAGTTATCACCAGAACCTATAGCTAGGTATATGTTTAAGGAAACGGCCCATAGACTGCGTAACACAGAACCGGTAGATCCGTCTATACTATCAATGGCACAATCAAGGTAAAAGAGGATATAAATATGAAGCCGTCTACCTCAGTCCAAGGTCCAGTAGCCGAAGGAAAAAACTTTATAAACGGCAACTTCGTTGAAGTTTCTGGAGGTAATCTTTTTAAAAGTGAAGATCCATCCACTGGCGAAATTTTAGGATTCTTTCCAGAGTCGAGTCAAAAGGATGTAGACTCTGTCTATCACTTTGCAAGAGACTCTTTTTATGGGTGGCGACAATACAGTAGAGTTCAGAGGGCAGAATATTTTCTTAAGTTAGCTAATATAATAGAAAAAAGAAAAGAAGAGATAGCCAGAGTAATAACTTTGGAAACAGGCAAGGTTTATAATGAATCCATTGCAGAGGTAAATGAAGCCTTGCACATGGCTCAATACGCTTTCAGTACCGGAAGAATACCTTATGGGGAAGTACTCGCATCTGAGCTACCTGAAAAAGACGCTTACATGCTTCGTAAACCAAAAGGTGTGGTCGCAATTATTGCTCCTTTTAATTTTCCTTTTGCTATTGGTGGCTTCTGGTGTGCCGCGCCCGCTCTGGTAGAAGGTAATACTGTAATACTTAAACCAAGCGAAGATGTTCCTTGGGTTGGTCAGTTAACTGCTGAACTTTATCAGGAGGCTGGGTTCCCACCGGGAGTGTTTAATGTTATTCAAGGGGGAGCAGAAACAGGAGATCTTTTAATACACAAAGATGTTGATCACGTATGTTTCACGGGAAGTGCTGAAGTAGGAATGCATGTTCGTAAAGTCTGTGCCGAAAGTTGGCATAAGACCTGCTCGTGTGAAATGGGAAGCAAGTCTGCGGTAATTATTCATGAAGATGCAAATTATGATATGGCAATGGCCGCATGTTTGGCCAGCGCTTACAAACTATCTGGCCAACGTTGCGTGTCTGCTGGTAGGTTGATTGTTCACAGATCACTGCACCACAAATTTTCCGAGGAATTTGCCAGCAGAAGCTCACAGTTAAAAACAGGAGACCCCTTTGAAAGCACCACCTTTTATGGCCCATTAGTCAATAGACAAGGCTTTGATAAAGTGGTAAAATACAACAGTATGGTATTCAACGATTCAGAAGCAAGCGTTCTTCTGGCTGGCGTGGAAGTAGTTAAAGATGGACTTTACATAACACCAACAGTTTACAGGACGGAATGGAGAGATGCACCATATCTTAAACAAGAAGTATTTGGCCCCCATGTTTCAATCATTCCTTACGATACAGTGTCTGATGCTATTGATATTTACAACGACACTGATTACGGGCTTTCTCTTGGGATAGTAACGGAGAACTTCAAAGTTGCCAGAAGAATTCGTAATGAATGTGATTTTGGTCTTGGTTACTGGAACGGTGGTAGCATTGCGGCTGAAAGTCATCTGGGATTCGGAGGAGTGAAGAAGTCTGGTAACGGACAGCCAAGTGCGGCTCGCACCTTTAGGTCCGTTACTCACGAGGTCGCGTGGACTGTTAATCACGGTGACAGTCTTAACTTTCCACAAGGTATGAACACGGGTAGTGACTAGTGGCACAGGTTGAAGTAAAGACCTTTATAAAAAGCACGATGAACGACATGATTTGTCTTCTTCCTAGCCATATTAGTGGTAATGGACTATTTGCTAATAAAGATATTGAAGCGAACAGTTTTCTTCATGTTACACACGTTCACCGTGACCTAGTAGGAAAAGGTAGTTGTGAAAATACGTGGATTAATCTTACTCCAAACCACCTATACAACCACTCTAAGAAAAATGAAAATTGCACGTTAATCACAGACGGCTTAACAAAAGGTCTGATGGCAACTAAAAATATAGCCGCATGGAAAGAGATTTTAGTTGATTACACAGAAGACAAGGAATTAGAACAACCACAGTCAGGATGGACTGAATAATGAGTGAATTTTTAATGTGTAATCCTGCATACTTTGATGTGAAGTATGAAATAAACGACTGGATGAAAAAATTAAATAAACCAGACCTACCATTAGCCAAACGCCAGTGGTCTTATCTGCATGATAGACTGATCCAGAGTGGGGCGACTCTTAAATATGCTACACCACACCCAGATTTTCCTGATATGGTTTTTACAGCAAACGCCGGGTTGGTAAAAGGGAAAAGGGTTGTATTATCCAACTTTAAATATGAAGAAAGAAGAGGGGAAAAACAATACTTCAAAAAATGGTTTTTAGAAAACGGGTATCAGGTTATAGAAATACCAGAGGATATATTTTTTGAAGGTGCTGGAGACGCTCTATTTGTTGGTGGAGTGCTATTTATGGGATACGGATTTAGAACTAGTATAGAATCCCATAAAATTGTTGCACAAGCCCTTGGTGTAGATTATGTATCATGTGAGTTGGTAGATCCAAGATTTTATCATTTGGACACCTGCTTCTTCCCATACGATAATGGACTGTTATATTATCTAAACGCTTTTTCCGTACCGTCACAAAGAGATATATTACTGAACCTTATATCTTTGAGTGTTTCGCGAGGCGGAATAACTGTTGTTCCAGCCTCTGATGAACAAGCATCTGAATTTATATGCAACAGTGTTGTCAGCAATAGCAGCATAATAACGCCATCTAAAAGGTTTAATAAAACCTTTTTGGGATACAATATCTATAGCTGTGAAATGTCTGAATTCATTAAATCTGGAGGCGCTGTAAAATGCCTCACGTTAGAACTATAGATATCTTGAAAGAACATATACTTGTTGATGGGTTTCATATTGTAGTAGACCATCGGCAAAGTATTGGTAGTTGGATTGTAGACATAAACACTAAAAAAAAATATCTGGATTGCTATTCACAATTTGCCAGCCAACCATTAGGTTGGAAACACTCTTCTTTGATACAAGCTCAAAATGAGATGGGAAGTATCGGAAGAGTCAAAATGGCTAACAGTGATATGTATTCAGAGGAATATGCCCTTTTTGTAGAGAAATTTTCAGAGGTAACACCCGACTTCAAGCACTATTTTTTTATCGAAGGGGGTGCTTTAGGGGTAGAGAACTCTCTTAAGGCGGCTTTTGACTGGAAGGCTAAAAAGTTAGGATATACACATACTGTTGATATAAATAACCTAGACGTATTTCATCTAAAGAATGCCTTTCACGGTAGAACAGGGTATACACTATCTCTTACCAATACCACCCCAGAAAAGACCTCGCTGTTTCCTAAGTTTAGATGGACTACCGTAGAGCCTGACTGGAAAGATATTGAACGTAGAATGCACCCAGAAGTTGCAGCAATAATAATCGAACCAATACAAGGGGAGGGTGGAGATAATCACTTTCCTCTAGAATTCTTTACAAACATAAGACGGATAGCAGACCAAAACGATTGTTTACTTATATTTGACGAAGTGCAGACTGGACTAGGGCTAACCGGAAAAATGTGGGCATACGAACATTTCGATGTTATCCCAGATATTATGTGCTTCGGAAAAAAAACACAGGTATGTGGATTCTGTTCGACTGGACGTATAGACGAAATAGAAGACAACGTTTTTACCACTAGCGGCAGAATTAATTCCACTTGGGGTGGCAATATTGTTGACATGGTTAGATTCAGATACATAATAGACGCAATTCACAAGCATGAATTAGTTAAAAATGCTCACGATGTTGGGCGAGATCTTTTGTGTGGGTTAAGAAAGATTACAAAGATTGAAAACATCCGAGGTAGAGGATTAATGATAGCATTCGATTTACCTTCCACCGAACTTCGTGATAGAACGGTAGAAATTCTAGAAGATAACATGCTGATTTTAAAATGCGGGGAAAAATCAATCAGACTAAGACCTCCGTTGACATTTTCTACAGAGGACGCAGAGATCGCGTGTGAGTATATAGAAAAGGCTGTTGACAAATTATGAAGATACAAACTGTAGGAATCATAGGACAGGGGTTTGTTGGTGAAGCATTAGCAGAATGTTTTTCTCCACACTACAAGGTATACACTTACGATAAAGTACACGCAAATTTATCTACGCACAAAAGCGTGAGTTCTTTGTCTAGGGATTGCGATTTACTTTTTGTCTGTGTTCCAACGCCGATGAAAGAAGATGGGTCTTGTGATGTTTCAATAGTTAAAGAAGTCGTGCTACAATCCTGTAGTACAGGAAGAAGAAATATAGTAGTCATTAAGTCTACCGTACCTCCCAACACAACCAAAGCCCTACAGGAGTTATGTTTAGATTCACAAATAGTTTTCAACCCAGAGTTTCTGCTTGAAAGAAATGCAGAGGAAGATTTTAGAAATACCAGTAGGGTTATTTTGGGTGGCCCTAGACCTGCAACAACCAGACTAAAACAGTTCTACTCAAAAATATTCCCAAAAGCAGATATAATAAAAACAGATTCTACAATAGCGGAAATGGTAAAGTATCTAACAAACTCGTTTCTGGCTGTTAAAGTTTCTTTTGCTAATGAAATCTATAATATATGCAACAGCCTGAGTGTAGATTATGACAAGGTAATAGAATATTCTCTTTACGATGAAAGACTCGGACAGAGCCACTGGTCAGTCCCCGGACCCGATGGACACTATGGTTTTGGTGGTAGTTGTTTTCCAAAGGATATAAACGCTCTGATGCATCTCGCACAGACCCTTTGCATCAAGGCCAATACTATAAACGGAGCTTGGAACACGAACTTAATGGCAAGACCAGAAAAAGACTGGGAACTTCTTAAAGGAAGGGCCGTAGTAAGTAACGATAAATAAATTACTAGAGGTAAAATATGAGATCTACAATATTTGGGGTTGGGCAGATGGGCAAATGCATAGCCGCTGCCATGGAAAAGCTAGGCCACGAACTTACCGTTGTAGATAGCTCTGCTGATTCGTTGTCTCAGTGTGGAGATATTCTGGGAAATTTTTCCAAGCATAACTTTGTACACTACCACGACACATCAAAAGAACACTACGAAGATTTCCTTGGTGATACTGATGTTGTAATTTCTGCATTACCCTATCATCAAACAGCTAGGCTTGCCAGATATTGTATAGGAAACGGTGTTAGATACTGCGACTTGGGAGGTAGCGATCAAACCAGTAACGCGATAAACAATTTAGCATCACAAAATGCAAGCAAGCCTGTCATGACTGATGTCGGGCTAGCCCCCGGCTGGATAAATATATTAACAGAACATCTCTACAATGAATGCGTGGCAAAAAAAGGTGGAATGATACCTGAAACTGTAGAAATGATGGTTGGTGGCATACCTAAAGATCCAAGCAATCTATTAAAATACTTATGCACTTGGTCTGTTGATGGGTTGATAAATGAGTATAGAGGAAACTGCTTAGTATTAAAACATGGTCTTCAAGATGTAACTTCTTCTTTAGGAGGTTTATCTTCCGTTACAGCCAGCGTAGGCGATCTTGAATGCTTTCATACTAGTGGCGGTGCTTCAAATACAATAGACTTAATGCAAAAAAGGGGTGTGCAAAACTGTCATTATAAAACAATAAGATGGCCCGGACACTGTGAGTTGGTAAAATTCCTAATTCATGACTGCGCACACGAAGATGATGACTTAAAAAGGATTTTTTCCGAAGCGTGCAAGCCTACTAAAAATAAGAATGAAGACTTGGTAATCATGCGAGTATCCATGGACGAATGGGTTGAAGAAAAAATTATATCCTCAGACGCCTCTTGGTCAGCGATGCAAAAAGCGACAGCCTTTCCAACGGCGGCGATAGCTACTATTATTGGTAGTGGCGTTTTAGATTCCCACCGAATTGTTTCGTATGAAAAGATCCCCTATGAAAAATTTAGTGAAATTTTAGAAAAACTACTAGGGGGGACATAACCTATGCCAACAAGTCAAGAAGAAGCCTTCAGTATTGTCGAGATACTGGATGAATATCTAGACGAGAGACAGGCTAGAGAACTTACTGCTCGATTGGAGCAGGAGATTGGGCAAAAGACTGACAACGATTCCCTCAAAGTTAGTCTTGAAATGCTAAAAGCCCTGTATTCTAAAAAACCAAAGAGAATAGACTACTTAAAGAAAGGTCTTCTATACTCTATCATTCTGTTTCACACGTCTATTATAGCTGTAAACATTGTTGCATTTTTTATACTACCTTTTCTATATCCGCTATGGGTTTGGGTTCCTATTAATAGTTTTATCCTAACCGTTACATTTACCAGAGAGATATGTCCGCTAACAAGATTGGAAAACTACCTTAGAACTTCTCTTGGGGTTCAAAGGATAGGAGGATTTATAGGACACTACTTTGTTAAACCAATAAAGAACTTTCTAAAAAACCACGGGGGCGAAAAGGCATCGACTGGTAGTGCAGATTAATAATGGCATGGAGTGGTTGGTCAGTGGGCCACTATAAAAGCTGACCAAAAAGTAATTGCCGAAAAGCAATTCGCGTTAGCTGCCTAGAGTAGCTGGGGGTTGCACAAACCTTTTTATCCAATTGTGCTGACTCCGATAATCGGATAGGGTTAGGCAGACCCGATATATTAGTGCCTGATGACCATAATGGTCTGATGATGGTCAATCCATCTAGTTTCGTCTGCTGTACGATAACAACAGACTAACCATGTAGAAATTATTATTCAAGCTAGACAGGACGCGGGTTCGATTCCCGCCGCCTCCATTTTTTTATGTCAGGATAAGAATGAATAAAACTATAGCAATCAGTGGTGGATTTGATCCTGTACATATTGGCCATCTGAATATGATTACAGATGCCGCCGAAAATGGTAGCGTTATTGTTATTCTAAATAGTGACTTATGGCTAGAACAAAAAAAGGGATACGTGTTCATGCCCTTTGAAGAAAGAAAAGCAATCCTCGAAGCGTTTAGCGATGTCCATCACGTTGTTGGGGTGGATGACTCTGACGGTACTGTGTGTTCTGCTTTAGATATATTACGACCGTGTTATTTCGGAAACGGGGGAGATAGGGTATCTGATAATGTTCCAGAAGTAAAGTTTTGTAAGAACTATGGTATTGGGTTGATATGGAATCTTGGAGGAAATAAAATTCAGAGCAGCAGCAGTCTTGTGACTCACGCAAATGATTATGACTACAAAGATAGAGATCTTAAACATCACAACGATCCCGATAATCCCTTTAGACTTGAAGTTGGAGGAGAAGGTTAATGATGATAAAGGCGAAACTAAGACCAATTAAGTTTAAAACTTATATGAACGCTCTGAAGAGTAATAAATTTTTATTCACTGGTCTAAACGGAAGAACTCAGGGTCAGATTTTTGGTAGAGATAACGATGGATATGCTACCGGTGGTGAATGCGCACATATAGAAGATGTTCTTCATACCATGGGCTGTGACTTATTTGGATTAACTCAATACGAAATATCTATACAAGTAAAGGAAATACCTAGTGGGTCGAAACGAAAAGAAGCAGATCAAGAAGAAGAAGGATCGTGAGAAGAAATCGAAAGAAAAAGTTCTTCGTCGTAGAAAACTTATTCGAGAGCAAGCAAAATTAGAGAAGGAGTGCAAGAAACTGGAATGGGAACATCGTGAAAAAATAGAACCTATAAGGAATAAAAAGAAATAGTATGCAGAATATCATCCATAGGATATTAGGAGGTTCGGCCTACAACAAAGGAATTCTTGCCGCAGATGAAAGCTCTCCCACTATAAAAAAGCGATTTGATTCTGTGGGAGTGGATAGTACAGAAAGCACTAGGCATAGTTACAGACATAATCTTTTCTCCACCGACAAGTTGGAAGATTATATAGGCGGGGTTATACTTTTTGACGAGACAATAAGAAACGAAGATACCATCTCTCCCCTTAAAGAGAAGGATATCTGTCTTGGTATAAAAGTAGACAAGGGTGCTAAGCCCTACGATATGGACGGTCTTCTTACAGAGGGGCTTGATGGGCTATCAGATAGACTCAAAGAATATTCTAAGCTGGGGGCCGAGTTCGCTAAGTGGCGCGCTGTTCTTAATGTTCATGACACCGATGCTTGTATTATTGCTAATGCTTGGACTCTTGCTAGATATGCTAAAATATGTCAGGATGAGGGAATAGTCCCTATAGTTGAGCCGGAAGTATTAATGAGTGGTGGACACCGTATAATTGATTCTCTATGGTTTACAGAAAAAGTTCTACACCATGTGTTCGACGCCATGTATTATGAAAACGTAGAATTGGAAGCTATGATACTTAAGCCGAACATGATTCTTAACGGTTATAAGAGCAATATACCTCTGCCACAATTCAGCGACTCCGCAAAAACTCTTCCTGACAGCGAAATAGTAGCCCACTACACCATACATGGCTTCAGAAGATATGTTCCTGCTGCCGTACCAATGATAGCCTTTCTTAGTGGCGGGCAGCCAGACGGGAAAGCTGTTGAAAATCTTAACCAGATGAACTTTTCATCTCTAACTCCTTGGCCTTTATCATTTTCATTCGGAAGAGAACTTCAAAATAGCTCTCTAGCATTATGGGGTAACGGTGAACTGGGGTTGTCTAGAGAGGCTCTTCTAAGGAGGGCTGTACAGTGTAGCATGGCGGCTGAAGGAAATCTTAACGAGTATGAATAAAAGCATTTCAAAATCAATTGAAATATCCAGAAAACTTTTTCCTCCTGTCTACAACAAAAAAAAGAGATACAGAACCTTTCATTTTTCTTTTGCGTGGAAGAGAAACAGGCTCTTATCGATAGGTCAGAACATCCCTCATCAACCAAGCGGCAAAGCTCTAAAATTTGCCAAGATGTTCAAAACCCCCGAAACAATTAAGTACCCCTACCTCCACAGCGAGGTAGATATGATTAGCAAGCTATGGGGCAAAACAAAAGTGGATGGAAATATTAAAATTATTTCCCTTAGACTTAACAGGTTTGGAAATCTGTGCAATAGTAAGCCATGTAAAAGTTGCTCAATAATCCTATCGGCCCTCAACATATCAGACATTTGGTGGTCTAACACTGATGGAAAAATCACCGATGGCAATTTTGTTCTGGATTTTTCTTGACTTCCAGTTTCTAACTGCTAGAATGTATGTAGATTGAATTTTCCTTTGGCGAGGACGAAAAGATGAAGTTGCAAGATAAGGTAAATACTATTGAAAGGTCTAGGGACTTTGAACAGTCCAACTACACTATCGAGGCCACGGCTAAGGCATTCTCGATTTTGTCAGACCAATTATATTCCAACAAAGTCAGAGCCGTAGTTAGGGAACTAAGTACCAATGCGTATGATTCTCATGTGGATGCTGGAAAATCTGATACCCCATTTGAAGTTCACCTACCCTCCTCTATGGAACCCCATTTTTCCATTAGAGACTACGGAACCGGATTGGATCATAGCGACTGTATGCACCTTTACACAACATACTTTCGTAGTAATCGAACAGGCAGCAACGATGCCGTTGGGTGTATGGGGCTAGGGAGTAAGTCTCCCTTTGCTTACAGTGATAGCTTCACTGTTGAGTCTTTCTTTGATGGTGAGCATCGCACTTATAATGCTTACAAGAACGAAGAAGACGAACCCGTCTTTGCCCTTCTCAACACTAAAATTACCCATGAGCCTAACGGGCTTAAGGTTAGTTTCCCTGTTGCGTCAAACGCTTATAATAACGACTTTGATGAATTCGTAGATGAAGCAGAAGACCTCTATAAGTTCTTTAAGGTTCAGCCCAAGATTACTGGACAGTCTATTGAGATTAAGCCAGATGAATACATTATCGAAGGTGACGGTTGGGCTGTTCGTAAGCGGAACGGGGGAGCTTATGGCGTTTATGCCATCATGGGTCAGGTTGCCTACCCAATTGATGTAGACCAGTTTAATAATAATAAGGACCATGAAACTTATTCAATCCTGAAAACCAATCTCAACATTACGTTTGACATTGGGGAACTTAGCGTTACTCCTTCTCGTGAATCTCTCAGTTATAACAAGCACACTGTTGCCAGTATCACTAAGAGGTGTGCAGAGATTAAAGAGAACGCTGAAAAGGTAGCAGAGGAAGCTGTGTCTGAAGCAGAGACTCTTTGGGACGCTAGGCTCTCCTATGTCTCAATCACTAAGACCAATGGCTTGCTCGGTGGTCTTTCCAATGTAATTAGTATGGATACGGCTGAGTGGAATGGCATCCAACTCTTTAAAGATAAAAGACACCAAAGTATCTATATTGGGGACATTTTAGACCTTAGTGTTGTTGTCTACTATAGGGATGGGTGGAAGAAAGCAGTTCAGAGAAATGACATTCTAACACTGGTTGTAGACCCCAGTGTCGTGTTTTATATTGACGACCTTAAGCGTGGTGGTATTAGTCGCGTCAAAGAGGCGGTTAAAGACCAAACCAGTAGTGGTAGAAACGCAGCTTGGGATGGCACTGGTCGTGACGGCAAATTTAAGATTTACCGTATAAAAGGAACAGAGGAAGCTATTAGTAAGTTCCGCGAATTGTTGGGATGTGATGATAGTCACTTCTGTAAGACCTCCGACCTTGCTTCCGTCCAGCGTTACTCAGGAGATGTAGAGAAGCGTACCAGCATTGCTAAGTGGACTGGCAGCACTAGAAGTTGGAAGAAGGGGGACAACTGGGACGATGTATCGAAAGACCTAGACGAAGGTGGCTACTTCGTAGAGATTAACCGCTACGAACTTAGAGACACCAGTGGGTGTTTTGGAGACGTTGGTACTCTAGATGAGATTGTGGACATTCTTAATAATCTTGGCTACGACATTGATAAGAAAAAGATTTACGGCATCAAGACCGGCGTTAGGAATAGGGATAAGTTTCGTAAGCTGGAGAATATTGAAGGCAAGTGGATAAATATCTTTGCCCTCGCTCAAAAGGTTGTCAAAGAATTTCTTGAGGATGGCTACAAAGAACTTATCCAAGAGAAAAGGTCTAACCAAGACTTGTTCGATATGAACAACACTCGTTGTCTTATCGCGGACATCACTAATATCGCAGAGAAGACTACTACAGACAATGACCTGAAAAAGTTGGTGGTTCTTCACAAACACCTTATGGAATTGGGAAAAGACCAGAAGTTGGATAACGTCTTCAAGTTGGCTAGGAAGTTTCGGCTTCTCCCCGGTAAGAAGGAAAGTAAGCATGAGCCTTATGTCAAAGCGGCGGTGGATAAGTACCCGCTGATTAAACTATGCTCCGACACTAGGTATGGAGACCCAATCAAGTCTCAAGAATCTATTACTGAACTTGCCCGTTACGTTGACCTTATTGAGGCTTCGTCGTAGCTAAACCTCTCGAATTGCTTTCAAAGCGACACGATTTTTTGAAGGAGACAAATTATGCCCCGTTATGTTTCAGGAAAAGACTTAGTAAGCACTAATGAAAGAATATTTAAACCAACCGACTCTGACTATATGAGTAAAAAGTCTGTAATAAAGAAAGTTATCAAGAAACTTAACGCAGAATACAGGAGACGCAAATTAGAAAAGGCACTTAATAAGATGAATACTGAAGAAGTTGTTATGATAGGTATGGTTGTCGAAATGGCAATCCAAAAAGAAATCGATGAAAGACTATTAAGGATGTAATCGGATGAATAAGACTACTATCGCGTTGTGGGTTGTTGTTGTTACGCTGGTCAACTATGGTGTTTGGCAACATGGTGAAAACACTCGTCTGAATAATATGCTTGAGTTGTCAGATATGCGTAGTGAGTTGAGTCAAGAGTGGACTAACGAAGTTACCTACTCTTTGCTTAATAAGCTAAACGACAACCATGAAGAAGGCATGAGGAGTCAGGGGAGAATGGAAGGTATCGTTGATTACCTTACTAAGCCCGAAGATTACCAATCGGTTTGGCATGAAGGCTATCAGCGCGGCCTTAACCAGAGCGAAGAGATGGCTAGGATTGAAAAAGAAGAAGATGATAATGCTCCTTTCGATAGGCCAATCAATCCAGACGCCATTAAGAAGCCGGACTTTGACAAGAATATTGAAAAAGTCCAAGATGGTGGTGGAGAATAGCTGTTCCAACTAAGGCGAGGATATTTTGAGATGAATTATATTGTTAGCGGCAACGGAACTATGACGATTGTGGTTGATAACCAAAGCTATACGATTGGTTATGACCATCCTAACTACTTGGCAATTAAGGAATGTGTCAATAACAACGATGCAGAGAACATCGTTACTCTTATGGACATCCCTGCCTCTATCGAAGACTATGCAGAAGGTAAGGTAACTGTTGTTAATGGTGTCCTTCGTTATGAGGATGAAGAAATCCACAACACTCTTACTGAGCGCATTATGTCTATGATGCGGGATGGATTTTCCTTTGAGCCTATGGTTAAGTTCTTGGCTAACGTATTGGAGAACCACAGTAATCGTGCTGTTCAAGAACTCTATACTTTTCTTGAGAATAAGAACCTTCCTATCACAGAAGATGGTTGCTTCCTTGCTTACAAGGCGGTAACTCACGACTATAAGGATAAGTGGACTAAGCAGATTGATAATAGCATTGGCGAAACTGTTGGTATGCAACGCCGCAAGGTTAATGATGATTGTGGCATCGGATGTGCTGACGGTCTTCACTGTGGGGCCATCGAATATGTCGAAGGCTACAGTAATTGTCGTGGCGATGAACATGACGATAAAATTGTTATCGTTAAGGTCAATCCCAAGGATGTTGTGTCGGTCCCCACTGACTCCCAGTGTCAGAAGGTTCGCACCTGTGAGTATCAGGTTATTGCTGACTACGAAGGTCCGCTTAATAACCTTGTTCATAAGTCAGAAGACGGTGAGGAATGGACTCAAGATGAGTTTGCTCACTTTATGAACGGACTTATGGGGTCAGAAGATGGTGAAGAATACGAGGAGCAAGATGGTTTTGATGCTGATAATTAACTAACAACTAATCTGAACTTCCTCGCCAGCCGCCTCCGCAAAGTGCGGGGGCGGTATTTTTGTACTAGGACAAACATGAAAAGTAGACTAAAAGGCATGACGTGCTATTTGTGCGGTCCTATGGATAGGGTTCCAGACGGTGGGACCGAGTGGAGGGACTACATTTCCAAAAAAATAAAAAGGATGGGGGTAGGTGTTTTCAACCCCTGCGACAAGCCCAGCGATTATGCCAAAGAGGACAATATAACTAGGGAGGAAATTCAAAATCTAAAACTTAGCGGGGGTTACGACGAGATATCTAACATAATGAAACCGATATGTGCTGTTGATCTCCGTATGGTTGACATAACACATTTCATTGTGATGAACTTAGACCTTGACGTGCATCTGTGTGGCTCGTATCATGAAGCGTTCCTAGCGCTCTCACAGAGGAAGCCTGTTCTGGTTAGATGCAAGCAGGGGAAATCCAATGCCCCTAACTGGCTGTTCGGCGTAGTTCCGCACCAACTAATATTTAGCAACTGGGAAGAATTGTTGGGTTATCTGGGTGAAGTGAACTGCTGTGAATCGGACGTTGAACATCTCAACAGGTGGAGATTTTTTGACTTCGATAAGGTTTTCAATGACATCGAATAAAAAACGCGGATAAACACAACCACAAGCTGGATCGTTAGCTTTCTTGAAAATATTTGGAATAATTTAAAATGGTTAGACAACTTAAACAAAAGAGAATTCCAGCCACGAAAGAATCCTATAAATATAGGACACGTTACGGAAGTCATGTGGAGATGATTGATGAAGAAGAGACAAAAAAACTTAATGATGAAAATAAGGTTGTACTGCAAGACGAGCATGGTTATTACACTACTGAAAAATCTCGCATAGATAGTGGTCTGGCAGATCCCAACCGATATCATTCTGCTAGATTGATATGGTACGGCAAACAGCATGGCAATAAGAATATTTTCTAAAGGCTTTCTTCTTTTTATTATTATGTGTCCATTTCTTGCAGACGCCTATATATTGGAGGGTAAGAAATAACAATGTCTCGTCTGGACATGAATTTACAATTTCAACCTAAACATGCGGCATATATCTCTATGTTTGCTGCTCTCTTCGTCTCTATTGCAAATAGTTTTCGGCCAGCTTTTTCAACTGAGCTACTCTTATGGATATGTATTAACTGTTTCGTCTGGCAAAACATTAGGGGTCGATAGAATTGGCATGATGAACAAGATAAATCTGATAGCTCCAATAAACCAGCTAGGTTATGGCCTAGTTGGTTTAAATATTTTAAGGACACTTTCCGGTCTTTCGGAAGTGTCCTTTTGGCCTATAGGATCTCCTGAGTGCGACCCAGTACATCACGATCTGGTTAAGAGGTCAATAAAAAACTCCCACACGCCAGATTTTTCAGCCCCCTGCATAAGAATATGGCATCAGCACGACATGGCCCAGTTTGTTGGCTCTGGCCCAAAGATAGGGTTTCCTATATTTGAACTAGACAGATTTAATGACGTTGAAAAGCACCATCTGGAGCATCTAGACAGAATACTTGTTGCTTCTTCTTGGGCTAAAGATGTTTGTTTGGAACAGGGGGTTGCTTCGGAGCAAAATATAGACGTTATCCCTTTAGGCGTAGACTCTGGTATTTTTACTTCAACAACACAACACAAATTAGAGACCGATAATAAAACCGTATTTTTCAACTGCGGCAAGTGGGAAGTACGAAAAGGGCATGATATTATTGTTCAAGCATTTAATAAAGCCTTTAGTCGGGAGGATAACGTAGAACTTTGGATGTTGTGCGACAACATATTTTTTTCAGAAGCTGAAAATTTAGAATGGGAAAATTTATACACCTCATCCAATTTAGGCGACAAAATCTTAATCATTCCTCGTCAACAGTCTCAAAAAGAGGTGTATAATATAATGAGGGAGTCTGATTGCGGAGTGTTCCCCGCCAGAGCAGAGGGCTGGAATCTAGAGCTACTGGAAATGATGGCTTGTGGGAAGCATGTAATAGCAACCAACTATTCTGCCCATACGGAATTCTGCAACGAACAAAACTGCCTACTAGTTGAGGCTAAAGAAAGAGAAGAAGCCTTTGATGGAAAATGGTTTAAAGGTCAGGGCGGTTGGGCTAAAATATCAGAACCCGAAATTGAATCAATATCTAAACACATGCAATTAATCCACGAATCAAAACAAAACAATACTCTTGGTGTGAATCAAGCAGGATTGGATACCGCAAAAAAATATTCTTGGAAAAACACTTCTCAGGAGATAATGAATGCCCTCTCCAAACCCCAATGAGCCAAGAGAAAAAAACGAAGGTGAATCTTCTGCTGCTGTTTTCATCTACAAGGATGTTAGAACTGGAGAACTTTATCAATACTCCAGAAAAGGTCTTTATAAAAAGAGTGGAAGAACTTTAATTTTTATTAGAGAGTCTAAAGGTGAAATTATGAAAGATGAACATATTTTAAACAAAGCTGCTAGGATTTACGCAGACGAAAAAGCTGGATACCCACCAAACTGCAATGAAGGTTATGTGGAAAAAGATGGAAAGTGCGTACCAAAGGAAAAGACAGAGGAATAAATGAATATCTATGGATTAGGACATCCAAGATCAGGAAATACTTGGGTAGAATATATATGTGGATGCTTCGGAGTTTCCAATTACATAAAAGCCCACGGAGGAGCGAGTTTTCCCGGTCATCGTGGAATAAAGAATTGGAACAAAGACTATTTGATGATCTTTATGATAAGAGATTATAAAGAGGCTATATTAAGACATCAATTGTTTGAAGAAGAAGCAACATCAGAAAAAGTTGCCGATATAGCACTTAATAAAGAGTATGCCGAGGGTATAGAGATATATGACTCTTGGCCCAATAAAAAAATGCATATCTATTACGAGGATCTAATATCAGAGCCTAGTGTGACCATATGTGAGTTGGCGAATTTTGTAGGATGTGAAAAATCTGTCCATGAAAAATTTATGGCTGGATACGAGGACCACAGAAACGCATCCATCAGACTGTATAGCTCTTCTTTAGGGCCGTCAGTTACTGGGGGAGTTAAAAAAGATTACCACAAATTTAGACTATCCTATGAAGAGAGGGTAGAATCAGATCGTCTGATTCGGGAAGGAATTCCTGTCTTGTACGAAAAGTACCTTACTAGGTATACTACAAAAAAGGAGAGTCGAGATGCTTGACCTAATCAAAAATCATTGGCTGTGCTTCCTGTTGGGCGGCGCAGTTGGCTATTGTCTACACTTCTGCCCCATTCTTTGCAGCAGCGCAGGCGTATGTCCGGTTGATGGCCTCTGTAATCCTGCTTGTGCTTGCGATAATTGCGTATGTGACGTGTGCAAGTGTGACGACACCGGTTGCAAGTGTCCTAACTGAATGGTAAAGTAACTAAACACCGGTTCGGTGTAATCTATCTAGGAATAAAAAGGAGGGATAAAAAAATGGACGAAAAATTTCAGGCACAGCAAACCGCCCCAGAACAGCAGCCTAATCTTGTTATAGAAGCCTTGACCGCACATTTTGTAGCAAAAAGCACTGAGGCTCTTGCTAGGTTGGCTATCTATACCCAAAAGCCTGTTGGTATCGGGGAACATTCTAATATATTGGAGGAATGCGCGTCTGCCGCTTTGGATTACGATAGCGCACAAAGCACGCTAGAACGCCTTCATACTTTATTTGGAAATAAACCGGTAGAGAAAGGTTAAATGGGATTTTTTAAATATCCGGTTAGGATAAACTTGGGAATCACGGCATATGGATCTGGTGATTTTCAAACATATAAAATTCTCGTTGACGATTTTGATGTGCCACACACATATTTATCGGGACATAAAGATACTCTTGAATGCATAGAAAGACTGTTTTACGATTATTTTGAGCACTCATTAGATTGGGAACGTGTTAAGTTCATTAATGCAAAAACTGTTAAAAAAGATAATGAGTTGCCTCATTTATTTTTGAATTATGTATGCATGACAAACTCTTTTTTTGAACCAAAAAAGGGTGAGTGGAGCACATTTATAGAGGTTTACAAGAACGAAAACGGCAAATTTAAAAACTATGAAGAAATTATTACGAAAATTGGGGACGTTATTTTTTAAATGGGGTCTGGAAGATTCGGAGTCGATAGATGACGATGGCCGTGTTGCCGAGATATCTTTTTCTATCGATGAAAAAGAACACATCTATATACACTGTTTTTATAAAGAGGACGACGAGTCAAGGACGACTTTTGCAAAGCTCTATACTCATATAAATTGCGGTAGTCTTTCTTCCGAGATTCTTGAAATAATACATCACCAGTACCAAGAAGAAGAAAACCTTGAGGAATACTTAAAACTTCTGGCCAACATTTCTGAATACCACAACGATCACATGTTGGAATCTAACTCGCACACAAGTCCTGATCCTTTAGTAAAACCCACACAGGTCATAGACGGACAAGAAGGTGGCGATCTGTTTTGACTTATGTTCTGGAGAATAGGTATGACGAGCAAAGAAATAGCTTGGGAAAAGTGGGAAGACGACATAGTACAGGAAAGACCAGCAGATACAATAAAAAGTGACGCTTCCGATGAAGATGATGAATTATCTATCGAGGCTTTAGAAGCTGCTTTTTCTCAAGAAATTCCCAAAGTAGTCTCTACGGCAGTTGGTATATTTGAAATATATGACAGGAATAAACCCAGCAACAATTATGACTGCTGGCTGGGTCATACAAATTTTGACATAACAAACGAAATAAAAAATAGTATTGAAAAAATAGGGGGCGTAGAGGTATTAAAAATACTAACAAGATACCGATTCTTTGTGGGTGTTGCAAAAATGTTTGATTTTAAAACGGTAAGAATTGAGATAGAAAAAATTCTATGCGGAAAACACATAGAAGATCAAGACGAGTCTATTTTAGATGACGAAACCCGCGTTGCAGTAGACAATATAAAATCTAGGATATCTTCTCAAAAACTGTGGGCTATATACGTTTTTCCAAATGGACAGATTGACTATATTAGCTCAGACAGTCCAACTGATACAGAATATCTTGACAGACTACAAGTATTTAAAGCTGCTGAAGAATATTCTGGAGGTCTGTTACTTAACAATTTGGCAACAGAACAGTAACAAAATGGTGTATAATATCTTAGGAATGGATCTCTTTATATAGGAATAAAAGGATATCAAAAAAACCGCATATATGAAAGGCGGTTATCATGGCAGTTCCCACAGCATTTTTAAGAGGCACTACCGGAAGTGCGTTTGTCGCACAAAAGCAGGGTGGAGCTATGGTCGGTATCACAGATGCCACCACCACCACAGAGGGGAATCCTATCACAAAGGCTATTGCCTTAAAGGATGTGATAGCCGAATCCCCCGCCAACAGAGGCATGAATCTACCAAAACTGCTCGCCGCAGGTGTTTACACCGCGCAAAAGGCAGTTAGCGGTGGAGCCTTTGCCTTTACTCCCGCAGGAAAAGATAGAACCTCATCAGATCCACAGTTCGTGATGATGAGAGTTGCTGTTACCCTTGGTGGAGTAAGCAACACTGTTCTACAGAGCGGTGCTGGTGACTTTAACCGCAGGTCTATTCATTCTGCCCAGACTCAGTTCGGAGCAAAGACTCTGACCAAATGGGCCGCTAATCAGTTCTCTTGGGTTGGCGTTGCTAACCAAAGGCATAACTGGATTTCAGGAGTTCCTGCTACGCTAAAGACAACTCACTTCTGGGATATTAGCGATGCAGACGCAACTGACCTAGTAGACGACGACGCCCTGCCAACTCTGGCAGTTCCGGGCGAGCTTGTTTACCTTGAAACTGGCAAGACGCCAACTCAGGATGATTACCCAGCCAAGACCGGCTAATCATTCTATAGCTTGATTTCATGGAGGGGGGAAGGCTATTTGTCCTCCCCCCTCTTTTAATCTCTGTACTCGGGAGAAAATTGAAATGGAATCAGATATCCTATCCATTCCAGTACTAGCAGCGATAGTAGCAATTGTCATAGGCCTAGGAAAGGTTATTGAGGTTCTAATTTTAAAAGCGGTTCCGCAAAGATCCATTTTAATGGACGATGAGAGAGACTGGGTACAACATACTTACAAGATAATATCTCGGCAAGATTCCGATGGCACGCCGTTAGTTTACGTTCCTAGGAGTTGGGCAGAAACCCAAAAAGATATGCAGCAAGTTATGATTCAGATAGTTAATGATCAAAGAAGGATTGCTGACATATTAGACAGAATAGAGAAGAAATTAGAAGAGAAGAAATAATGAATCTAGTCCCTTACAGCGAAGCGTTAGAACAAATAAAAGAAGCGGACGTTCTTTTGTTTCGCAGTGAGGGACTAATTTCTTGGCTTATAAAAAGATACGGCAGCGGAGTCCACAGTCACGCCGCAATGGCACATTGGGATGATGACAATCTTGATTGTATTGAGTTCAGGGAATTCAAGGGTGGAAGATCAGTTTCATTAAAAGGTCAGGTAGCAACTCATCCTGATAACATAGATGTGTTTAGAATTGCTGACTCCATATGTTTTGAAAACGAAAAATACTACTTTACAGAAGAGGTTGCCAACAAAGTCACCGATGTAATTCATGACATCACCGGTCTTCCATACGGTTGGAAAAACTTCTGGAAGCTGGGTAAGCATTATCTACCTTTCTGTAGACTAGCGGAGCAAAATGTAAAAGACGACGATCCCACAACCATATTTGTATGTAGCACGGCGGTAGTATATGCGTATCGAATGGCGTATTTTGACCCCGTACCATACCTAGCAGATTCCGCTGTCACACCAGCAGACCTAGCTAGGTCGTCTGTTTTTCAATATAAGTTTACTATCCAGAAGGATTGGTGATGGAGGATTTAGAACTCCTGCTTCTAGGATTTGCTTTTTCGCTAATAATGTTAGGTATAATAATGAAGACCAAATGTCATTGAGGATTACATCATGCGCAAATTCCTTTTCTTAACAGTCCTTTTTTTAGGGGCGGTTCTAAATACCGGTCCAGCAAACGCGCAACCTTTAACTATCGACCAAGCACTAGATGCGGTGTGCAGGGTCAACACCAACGAAGCCAGAGGTAGTGGAACTGTCTTTCAAGAAGACGAAGAAAACTACTATATACTGACCAATGGTCACGTAATTGAAAGAGCTAAAAGAGGGCATTTAGAATTCTTTCAAGACGGTTACAAGTCTGCAATGCTTCCTTTTAAAACTGAATACGTAGCTTACGAAGAAGGCACCGCTCTTGACCTAGCTATAGTCTCAGTAAAAAAGAAATATTTTGGCCGATACCCCCCGAGGGTAATTCCCCTAGCTCCCAAAGGCACGAAAATTGGTGCGAACGATCTTGTTATGGCTGGCGGGTGTCCTTCTGCTCAATGGGCCTGCGCTTGGAAGGGTAGGGTTCTTAGTAACACGGGAGCCGTTGTTAGCTTTAATGCGGCTCCCATCGGTGGACAGTCTGGTAGCGGTGTTCTCATTCTTGTTAAAGATGACAGGGGAGAGATTCACACTAGACTGGGCATCTTACTAGCTTGGAGAGTTGGAGACGGGGCTTGGACAGATGATGGCCCAAATGACTACGGCGCTGGCTTATCTTTAAAGCAAATTTACGATATCATTGAGGGTAATGGTCAGGGGTATCCTATTGAAACTTCTTACAATTTGGTGTACGAAGAAAAAGAAGAGGTGAAAAACACCAAGTCCGCAGAAGAAAGATTAAGTAAGGTTTGTCCGCATTGTGGTCATAAAATTAAAGACCATGTGGTTATTCCCTATGAAGGTGGCCTTAGAAAGACCGTCAGGGGTGAGTTTATGTTTTGCCCTGAACTGAAGCTCTCCGATGGGAGCATCGAAGATACGGCAAAATATTATGGTGGCATCAAAGTTGGTGAGTTATACGAAGGAAGCGGGTTGTTTCCTTGGTGTCCTTGGGATAACAGGCCTCCAAACCAACCTCCTCAATTACCCCCCTCCAACCCAAATCCGCCAGACAACGGCGGTGGTTTTGATGGCTGGCCCGGTAGACCAGATCTCGGTGGCCCCGTAGATCCTCCCGTAGACCCTCCTGTGGACTTTGGGAAGGAGCGACAGGAGTACCTCGACAAGATTACCGAGCTTCAAGAAAAGCTGACTAATTTAGAGGGTCTTTCCGAGAGTCTCAAGGCAGAGTTGTCTGGAATTAATGGGAATCTTTCGGGAGCCAATAATGAAATCGACGGACTAAAAGACATGCTTGGCGCTGTTGAGGGCCAGAAGCTAACTCTTAAGTCTAGAATTGATGAACTTTTGAGCTTTGCGAGTGATAAAGATAGGGTTATAGATGAATTGAAAGAAGGAGGAATGCATTATCTTGATGGGCCAACTGGCGGTAATGGCAACACTGTTGAAAATGTAAGCTTTACTCTTGGTGGTATGAGCTTGGGAATGTTGGCGTTAAAATACGGAGTTCCGTTGTTACTCAACAGAAGACGAAGAAAAAAGAAAAAGGATGAAGATAATGAAGATTTAGATAGAGAAGAAGGGTATGATAACATGGGGCCTTCGCATCCTCCAAGCTTGGATGATGGCCCAAAAGAGCATGTTCATCGACACGAACATATTCATAAACACAAGCATGCAAATGAATATATAATGCCTCCTGATGAATGCCCTCAACCTCAAACAAGCAATGAAATTGACGATTCGCAGAGAGGACAGAGCGGGCCTAATTCTGGGTTTGCTGGATATGGGATGCCTGTAAACGTAGCAACCCCATATTATCAGCAGCCACAACCGGTCCATGGACTTCCACCACAGTTTATTAATATACCGTTTAGCACTAGAAAAACGGTAACATCAGAGCAGATTATGACGGTTATTGGTGAATTGACTAATGAGTATCGAAACGACCAAACCATGACGATGGGGCAGCTTGATACACTTATTCGTCAGCGCCTAAAAGAAAAATTTAACATAGAATAAGGAGTTCCTTAAATGGCAGATAATCTTATCATTCCCACCCACGACGCAATTCTCCCTTACATGTTTAAGGGTGTAAAGTGGGCCATCCCCAACGTAGGGGACAACAAAGAAACCATGAATCTTGCCTTGGCTCGCCTGTTTGAAAAGGTTGGCGAACACCTACAGGCATTTTCGGTTCGTACCGACTGTTTCGTTCCCGGCCCTCCAACGCTTGGCGCGGTGAAGCATCATCACAACATGTTTGTCCGTTTGTGCAATCTGATTGACACAAACACCAAGAGAGACAACATGGAAAGACTTGAGGCTCATCACATCAGTCACGAGAGACGGGCTTTCAAGCTTTATCCAATTCGTTACTTCGATGTAAAGAATGACTACTGCCGTAGATGGATTGAGCTATGTCTTCAGGGTCTCAGCAATATCGCCCAGCTAAGTGAAAACACTTGGGGCAACGATTGGTCAGAACCTACGGCTAAGGAAATGAAGAAGCTCTTCCGCGAAGGCTACAGGCTTATGTGCGTAGAACTATTCAGAGTTCCTATTGCTACAGCAGAAAAGGTCTTCAGCGACGAAGGGGACGCCTTCTTCTTGACAACTGAAGACTTCGGCAGTTATGATGTCAGCCACATTCCTACCATCGAATGGATTAAGCATCCTGCTCTTGGTAGTGAATTTACTGAAGACGAGCTTCGTCCGATTGCAACTCCTAATGTTCCGGTTGCTCCCGGCGTAGAAGACAATGACCCCAATTCACCCAACCGTGTACTCGAAAGAGAGATGCAGGGTAATGGTGGAGAGGTTATAGGGTAATTAATTCGATTTCTACTTGATGGCCCCCGAAGGGGGGCCATCTTTTTTTTACACAGGAAGGATGCCTACCATGAAATTTCTAATCGCTTTAATGGCCGCTGCCATTTTATCCCTGCCCACACACACTTCGGCAGAAGACAAATCTGTAAAAGAGATTTCTCAGCTTTTGCAAGACATTTCTGTAACAGTCAAGAGCGGGGGTGGAGAGGGTTCTGGAGTAATTATTACACGAACTATTCCCATTGCCATAGACTCCAAAGGCAAACCGCTAACGGCAAAGGTAAATTTTATCTGGACGGCAGCACATGTAATCGACAATTTAAGGTCTGTTAGAACAGTAATCAAGGATGGTAGGCCAATTAAGATTGTTGAATTTAAGGATGCTCAAATCGTTCAGGAGTTAGTCGAAGATGGCCGTCGCGTTGGCGAGGTCAAGATGGAAGCCAAGGTTATTAAATATAGCGACTCTGAAAACGGAGAAGACCTAGCTCTTCTGATGGTTAGAAAGAAGGGCTTTATTGACAAATCTGTAACCTTCTATAATGACACTGGCAAGCCGGTGGCTATTGGTACAGAATTATACCATGTGGGAAGTTTGCTTGGCCAAACTGGCTCGAACAGCCTGACGAGGGGTATAATATCTCAGATAGGAAGAGTTCTTGACTTGGGTACTGGCGATGGTGTAGTTTTTGACCAAACGACGGTTACGGCATTTCCGGGGTCCAGTGGCGGTGGCGTTTTTCTATCAGAGAGGTCGGGAAATAAGGCGGGACAATACGTGGGAATGCTGGTTAGAGGTGCGGGAGAAACTTTCAATCTTATAGTGCCCGTTAGAAGGATTAGAGAGTACGCACAAAGGGAGGGAATTCTATGGTCCGTTGATGAAGCTGCGCCTACCCCTACGCTAAAGGAGATTCTATCTTTACCGATAGAAGGAGGGGCAACAAAATCAAGTGAAGGAATCAAGCTCACAAAGGACTCTGTGAAGTTTCCGGTACTATTCAAACATAATCACCACAGAGGCAACAACGATGCTAAACGTAAGTAAACTGTCCGGTCTATTCTCATCACGCAGATTTTGGGTCGCTGTTGGGGGCGTTGTATTTGTGATATTCGACGGTCTTGGCACTGGCATTTCACCCGAACAAGTTAACCATGTAGTCCTATTGGGGGGCGCTTGGATTGTCGGGGATAGCCTTAGAGCATCATAGGTTAGGTTAAATGAAGATTATCTGTACCACCGTGGTTAGGGCTGCTGAACATGGCTCTAACCACGGTGGGCTTTATGTTATCGACGTAGAAGAAGAGCGCGTAATTCATTACGCTCCCTACGACGAGAAATTTGTCAATGACAACGAGCGAGGTGGCGAGCGTGGCCTTAGAGGAATATGTGTTCTCGACGATAGAATTATCGTTGCCAGTGCCACTAGCCTTATCGAGCTAGACAAAGAAACTTTTGAAGTAGTCAAAAGGCTTGAAGACCGCGAGGCTTTTCGTTCAATTCACGAGATATGCTTTTTCGCCGGTTCTATTTGGGTCACCTCTACGGCAATAGATTGTATAGTGCAGGTAGACCTAGACTTTAACGTCGTTGGCATCTATCAAATATTAGGTGAAAGCCAAAGCGATTACAAAATTCTTACGGGCAAACACCTGACAGACGTGTCTAAAGTTCAGGAAAACGACAGCTTCCATATTAATTCAATTTCCTCCTTTTCCGATAGGCTGGTAGTTGGTGGATTAATCACACATCTATATGACTTTGACACCATGAGTGTCGTCGAGTCAATGCCCATAATTCAAAACGCTAAAAGCTTCCAGCATAATTTCTATGAATACGATAATTTTAATCTCGTTAACTTAACGGGTTGGAATAAATTGGGGGTTATTAGAAATTCTATTTGCGAAACTACTGATGTCCCCCGTTCTAAGTCAGTTAAATATTATGCCGATGATATAGCTGAAAATAACTGGAACAGAGGATTGGCTAGATTGGAGAACTACATTTTTGTAGGCTCTTCACCGGCTAGAGTTCTTATGTTTGACATGAAAACAAAGAAGTTTGAGAAAGAGATTGGTTTAGAAGAGGATATGCGTCACTGTATTCATGGACTAGAAATACTGGAGCCATAATGGACAAAGCTATACGGGTAGAAGATTTAAAGGACTGGCAAGAGCCTTTTGAAAGAATACTGAGCCATATGTATAAAGGGAAAACCGGAAGCCCTCTCAATATGCCAGACGAACACAAGAATAAGCTTATAGAAGATGCTTATTTTCTTAAAACCCTATATGACCGTTCTGGAGTGGTGGTGTCAGACTTGAACAGTATAATTGAAATTGACAAATCAAAAGACCCGGCTAGCCACATGGAATTTACCTGTAAGCTGCTGGGATTTAGAGGGAAGTATACCTACAAGAAGTTTGATGACGAAATTATTCAGGAGCTAAACAGAAAAAATATTGACAGCGCGAGCGGCGTAGAGGAAACATATGACCTTTGCGTAACCAGAGTTCCCACAAAGATATCAGAAGTCAACATGGAAGATGGGGGCTGGTATTTAGTTGTGTCTAAGCTGACAAAAAAGTATTCGTTTAGTGTTCGTGCTTATAGATATTTAACGGCTGTGGCTTTTTAAAATGGGAAAGACTATTAGGAAAAAGAGCAAGCGAGACAGGAAGCGCTTAAAGAGTGAGAGACGGAACAGGAACAAGAAACGAGCCTATGAAACCTCGACAAAATAGACCCTCTTGGCACGATTATTTTATTGGGCTTGCTTACTACGTTTCCACAAGAAGTCACGACTCTCAGACTCAAGTGGGCTGCGTTATAGTTAATAGCCAGCATGCGGTTGTTGGAGTTGGGTACAACGGATTCCCCGGCGGCGTGGATGACAGCGCCCTCCCTACAACCCGACCGGGAAAATACCCGTTTATGGTTCACGCAGAAGCTAATGCTGTGAGCAATCTAATTGTTAAACATATGGATTATTACACGGCTTATATCACCCATCTCCCCTGCGCTACTTGCGCAAAACTACTGTGGCAAAACGGAGTTCATGAGTGGTATGTGCCAAAAGACTCAAAGGCACACGGTCAAACCGAAGAAGACCGCATAGTTTATGAATTCTTGTCTAGCAATGGTCTTGAAGTTAATTTTATCGAACCCGACCTGTCGCATCTAAATCAACTGGTGAGTAGTCTGAAAAGTTCTTCGAGTTAGTGAGAAATATAGTGTATATCTATTGCTGGATTTTATAGAGTTCTAAGCGACGGCGCACAAAGCTGCCCCTCCTATAAGAGCTAGAGCGACACTTATCCAGCCAGCCCGCGAGCATCAAGCATTATTTGTAATCATAATGAACTTAAGCTATACTAATAGACGTGAGCGTTACTATGCTGTGCTTGATTAGTTTCCAGTGTCGTTCTTAAAAATTACAGACCCGTAGCCTACCCGCTACGGGTCTTTTTTATAAGGTATTCAGAGAGAGGCAGCCATGAAAGAACCCCCAACGGGCTTTACAACCAAGGCTAAAATAACTAGAGTAGTTGACGGTGATACCGTAGATGTTCTAATTGAAAGGCGAATGCGCATTAGATTAGAGGATTGTTGGGCGCCAGAAACACGGACTAGAGATAAAGAAGAAAAGGCGAGGGGGTTAGCGTCCAAACAGTTTGCAAAAAATAAACTTTTGTACCGAGACGTTGTCGTTCATATACCCTCTGACCCAGAAGGAGAGATAAAGGATGTCTTCACCTTTGGTCGGGCGATTGGGAGAGTCTTCCTTGACGGAGAGGATTTCTCAGCTATAATGGTTAGGGAAGGTCTAGCTACCGAGACCAAAAACGGATAGAAATATATACGATGTCAGTCACAGAACTACAAAATTATGCGTTTGTTAGCAAATACGCTAGATGGATTCCCGAAAAGAAAAGAAGAGAAACTTGGAAAGAATCTGTCACTCGCGTTAGGAAGATGATGCACGAACGATACCCCGAGGTCAACGGGGATATTGATTGGGCGTATGACCTAATGTATAAAAAGCGAGTCTTAGGTTCTCAGAGGGCGCTACAGTTTGGTGGCGAGCCTATCCTCAAACATCACGCGAGAGTGTATAACTGCATTGCGTCGTATGTTGATAGACCAAGATTTTTTCAAGAATGCATGTATCTTCTTCTTTGCGGTTGCGGCGTAGGCTTTTCGGTGCAGAAGCATCATGTAGAAAAGCTGCCTAAGTTGATTCAAAAGAAAGACGGCACTAAGAAATTCACCATCCCAGACACAATAGAGGGGTGGTCTGATGCTGTTGGTGTTTTAGTCGTCAGTTATTTTGAAGGTTGCGAACTGTTTCCTGAGTATGTAGGGAAGACCGTAAGCTTTGACTTCTCAGAAATCAGGCCAGCCGGTTCGTACCTAAGTTCAAGTTCAGGCAAAGCTCCCGGCCCAGAGCCTCTCAAAAAAGCCCTGACAAACATTAAGAAAGTTTTAGACAAAGCGCTGAAGGATGCGCTATTTTCAAATAAAAAACTGAGACCTATAGATGTCTACGACGTTGTTATGCACGCTGCTGACGCTGTTATCTCTGGTGGTGTGCGTAGGAGTGCTACCATTTGCCTCTTTTCGCCAAACGATGAGGAGATGGCATTGGCAAAGACTGGTAATTGGTTTCACGATAATCCTCAACGTGGTCGTTCTAATAATTCTGCTCTGCTACTTCGTGATAAGACCAGTCCTGAACAATTTACATCATTAATGCAATCGGTTAAGGAGTTCGGTGAGCCGGGGTTTGTTTGGTCAGACTCTACAGAGCTTATCGTAAATCCCTGTGTGGAGATTGGGCTTTATCCTGTTGATGAAAAAACCGGCAAGACCGGATGGCAAGCGTGCAATCTTAGCACTATCAACTGCGCAAAAGTAAAAACAAAAGAAGAGTTCTTCGAGTCCTGTCGAGCCGCTTCAATTATAGGAACCCTCCAAGCCGGGTTCACCACCCTGCCATATTTAGGTGAAGTAAGCGAAAGAATTTTTAAAAGAGAAGCCTTGCTGGGTGTCTCCATGACGGGAATAATGGAGCAGCATGAGCTTTGTCTGGACCCAGATGTTCAAAAAGAAGGCGCCAGAGTTGTCAAGAGAACGAATAAAGAGCTTGCTGCAAAAATCGGAATTAATCCAGCAGCTAGAACTACTTGTGTTAAGCCTGAAGGAACTGCTAGTTGCATTCTTGGTACTAGTAGTGGCATTCATCCTCATCATGCCAAGCGCTATATTAGACGTGTGCAAGCTAATAAACTGGAAGATATCTACCAACACTTCAAAAAAACGAATCCACGGGCGTGTGAAGAATCGGTCTGGTCCGCTAATGATAGCGATGATGTTGTTTCTTTTTGCATAGAAGTGCCAGATGGCGCAAAGCTTAAAAATAAAGTCGGCGCCATAGATTTGTTAAGCTGTGTTAAGACTACCCAACAAAATTGGGTGATGACAGGAAGAACTGACTCACTATGCGTGAAGAGTTTTCTTCAACACAATGTTTCAAATACAATCAATGTAAAGCCTGAAGAATGGGAAGACGTAGAGAAATTTATATTTAAAAATAGAAAGTATTTCTGTGGAGTTTCTCTTCTCCCCGTGAGTGGGGACAAGGATTATCCGCAAGCCCCCTTTACAACGGTCTACCTTCCCAGCGAGATGGTGTCTCATTATGGGGATGGCGTTGTATTTGTCAGTGGGTTAATAGAAGTTGCTCTCAATCTGTGGGAAGACAACCTTTGGATTGCTTGCGATGCTCTAATGGGCCTAGGAACCAAGGTCAAAGGCAACGGAAAGAAAGACTGGGTCGATAGGTGTACTCGTTTCGCAAACAAGTATATGGATGGGGATATCAAAAAACTTTCTTATTGTATGAAAGACGTATACAATTGGAAAGAATGGGTAGACATTAAAGGGTCTTATAGTTCTGTAGATTACACTCTTTGTGTAGAGGAACATGACAACACTACGCCGGAACAGGAGTTGGCTTGTTCTGGTGGTGTGTGCGAGATTATCTAGGATAAAAAATGTTTTTTATGACACGGTGTGCGGAGGAGGATAGCATGGCACTTGCGGACGAGGAGGGTTCACTACAGGTCAAATTATTGTCGGACAAAGCAACGCTGCCATCTAAGGCGAATCGCTTTGATGCCGGGTTTGATTTGTACGCTTCTGAAAGCGTTTCAATTGACCCAGAATCAAGAGAGCTTATTGGCACTGATGTTGCTGTAGCAATACCCAACGGCCACGTGGGGCTTATTTGGCCCCGCTCTGGTCTAGCTGTAAAGCAAGGCATAGATGTTTTTGCCGGGGTGATTGACGCTGAATATAGGGGAGAGATTAAAGTCTGTCTGTACAACTCAAGCGATGATATCGTGGAACTTTTGGAAGGCGACCGGATAGCTCAACTTTTAATTCAAAAAGTAGATAACTTTTTTATTAGAAAGGTGCGAGAGTTAGAC